TTACGCCAAATATCCCCGGTTTGTTCACTTATATTTGGAGGCGAAGATGACGAAAGAGAAAGTTTTGGTTCGACATGAATTGCGTAATTGGCAATCTGTATTGTTTGCAGATTTAGAAAGGCAAGTAGATGAAAGAAAGATAATTTTTGTAGTAGACGAAATTGGTAATTCTGGTAAAAGTTGGTTTTGTGACTATGTACGTGAATTAAAAACTAATGTTCAAATTTTAACCCCTGGAAAGAAAGCCGATATGGCATATGAATATTATACGGCTACGGAGATATTATTCATGGATGCTCCTCGATCGAAGCAGTCAGATTATATACAGTATGATTTTTTGGAAGACATTAAGAACGGCCGAATTTTTTCCACGAAGTACGAAAGTCAAATGAAATATTTCAAACCTCCGCATGTTGTTGTCATGATGAACGAAAGTCCCGACATGACGAAATTGTCAGCCGACCGATACGATATTCGTAGAGTTAATTTGGCTTGATCCAACCATTGTTTGTCAACCGTTCTTCTGTTTCCCAAGGAAAGTTTGATGTATCAAATAAAAGAAAGTCATCTGGTGTTGCAACCGGAATAAACCACCAGGTAATAAACCAACCCCTTAAGATTTGATCAAAGTCACATGATCCTACTATATATAATGATGGACCAATTTGACTAGGTCTATGAGCTCTAATAGTCGTTAAGGCTTCAAGCTGCTGCTTACTGCTCCTAATAAAGACAGGTTGTCTGTCGTAACATCCAGTCGTCTTTTTAATTTCACATGCCTGGTAGTACGTCGCTGGTCCTTCTTGCAAAGTTCGCCAGTAATCAATGTTCCTTGTCGCTTTGTTTTCGGTTTGCTCGAGTCCCCAGATTCTTTGCGCTTCTTGCTCAACGTTTTGCCACGTTGGGTTTCCTTGGAACGCAGATCGTCCTCCAAGAATTGCATTAACCTTGGGTACAACGTAATGTGTGTTATTAGATCCATGGCCTTTAGGGTTTGGAATAATATTAGTTGACAAGATTTCAGGTACCCAATTTATGTGATGATTTAAAGTAACATTTAAAAAGTAACGATTTAAATTTCTTTTTATTGTAATAAGGTTTTCGCTTAGGAAGCTAGCGATGTCTGATCCCAATGGAATAGAGTTAATCGTCTCTTCCCGTTCCCTTTTTCTGGGAGCCCTAGGCTCGTTATTAGTTATTCGGTAACTCATTTCGTGATTAAATGTGATCAGTCTTGGATCGAGGAGGTGGGGCTACATTATTACCCCCACCTCCTATCCAGATCCAAAGACGTATAAATTTGTCACTAGTATACAAATCACGTATAATGTCAGGTACCTACGTTGACTGACAAAATTATAGTGAAGTACTAGCAATCCAAATGTGTACGTTGGATTTCCAGTGGTTGCTCACAATTTGCACAATGCCTATGTACCGTAAACGTTCTTATTCTCGTGGGAAAAGATACAGTAGATTCCCCCGAAGATCATATTTTGGCCGTCGCCGTTTATACAGAGCAACCCGTTCCTATGTCCGTTAGTTCTCATTTAGCAGTACAACGCAATGCGTTTAGTACTGCGCAAGCAGCAGCAAAAGTTTGTGATGGTGCGACTTCGGCTTCAATTGCTGAACGCATTGCATGTGTTCAGGTTGTTACGTCTACGAAGGGCGCGACGGCTTTTGCTTTACTTCCGTCTATCACAGGTCATGCTTGGACTTATAGCGCAGCAGCAACTACTGCCCAAACTACTTCGCAAAATTCAGCACTCCCCGTAGCTGCAACACAAGAATCTCTTCCCCCAACAATACACGCTTTCACCGGTTATCGTGTTGAATCTATCACCGTACCCGCTGGAGGTACAGTCGCTGGAACCGGTTATGTTAATAACGATACAAAAGAAACTACTCTTGTAGGTGACACTACAGTTGCTACAGGAAAAAAAGTTTCTCAACTAGCTAAGAATAAAGATGCCCCGGATGAGTACCGTTTAGTTTCGGCAGCTATGAGGTTAAGTTGCATTAACGCAGCTGATCAAATGCAAGGTTGGTTTGAAGCTGTTCGTGTTCGTCCGTCTTGGAGCACAGAAGGTTTACGCCTATTTTCACAAGGCACTGGTTCCGCTGAAGTTGTCGCCCTTGGTCCTACCGTTGGTCTCTGGGAGGATGGTATAATTGGAAGTCCAAATTGGTCAAACGACCCTTCTTATGTAACAGGTAGACTACGTGATTTAGGGCGACACACGTTCTACTTACAACCTACGAAACCCCGCAAATTTCACCGATGGCCTAGCCAAGTTAATGCAGATGCTTATGATGATCTAGAAGAACAGCCTTGTGGTTTTGACCCTTGTTTTGATGTAGTGCTTGTTCGAATTTTTTCCCAAGAAAATAGCGCTGCTACCTTGTCTCAAGCTATACATTGCCATACCGTTAAGAATTGGGAAACCATGTACGATAGTAATAAGCCTATGGCCAGGTTCCATACCAGTACAATTCCTGCTAAGAAAGCTGTAGAATATGCTGATAAACAAATGACCCGTGATAGTAAAGCATCGATGATTCGAAATGCTTCATCATATGGTTATAGATACTAACATAAATTTTATAATGGATCCGTTTTACCAACTTTACTGCTGTTCTTGTCACAACTATTTTGTATATTGCGACTGCGTTTGGTCTTATGATGATGTAATCCCGGAAGACGGTACATCACATGAGTCTGATGGTGATGATGACGATGATGATGCATCATATGGTAGTTTTATTTCTGATTATGATTTACCAGATGGTCCCGATGGACCAGAGAAACGACCGCCTTCTCCTGGTGCTTATAGACCCCCAAAGAAACCAAAGCCTGATAACTCAGATTCTAAACCTCCCGCAGTCTTAGTCGACAAACCTAAACCTATGGCAGGTAGTGATCCCACTAGTAATAACGACGACTTCATAGATGTTGCAGACCAAACTGATGCTGACTTTCAGAAATGGCAAGAAGAACAAAAAAAGAAACCTCCTAAGAAGAAAAAGCAACCGGTAAAATATCAAAACCCAAAAAAACCTAAAGATGTTCCCGCTACAGATAGTGATCTTGCTATTAGATATTTTAATCACGGGGTACCGTATCCCTTTCTTACATCTCCTTCTATTAATTACGTAATGGACACATTAAAGTGTCCTGTGTATACGGGTCCGCAAGACCCTGATAATCCAGAATGGGAAAAGTTTTTAGACGAAAGTTTAAGACCATGGTTCGACACTTTACCAAAGGCAGACCAAAAAAGATATTTGTCTGCATGTTTTACCGCAGACCCGAAAGATGGTATGGAAACTGGACCCACTAATTATTATTGGGTATCCGTTTCGTATGATCATAAGGCAACAGATGGAGCTGGATCGAGCCATCCTTATGTATATACCGTTACTCCTATAGTTGACGGTAAAAGAGATCCAAGCCAGAGTGTCGTTGTATTTTCTGATATTCGTTTACCACCTAGGGCATTTAACAACGAAGAATCATTCAATAAATATTTTTCTCCCAGTAAACCAGGTGAAACAGAACATTTTATTCCTAACTATAAAATTCCAGTCAGTTTCGGTGAAAAAATACAAAATCGCAGCGGCGAACGTCATTATAGGTTTTATCAAAGTTCGTCTACAGCTGCAGACCCTAATGTTTATATTCCCATTACAGATCCAGGACAAAATGATCCTGGTGTTGTTTTTAAACCGCATCCATCGACATTGAATGTAAAATTTTTTGCAAACGCGTACGGTAATACAGACACTCTCAATGGCGTTGGTTATAAAGACGTTGAAACACAATCATTGAAATTCGAACCTCTATTTAACGCTGGTTATGTTAACATGTCTTTTTGGAAAACCACAGCCGATAGAGGCACACCACTTGGTTACCCTGCTGGTAACGTTCCTAATTTAACTGGTATGTCGGGACTCATCAGTGCCACTGGTTTAAGAGGCTCAAGTTCTGCGTATGGCGTTATTGCTAAAGGCATAGCATCAAATAGTCCTGTTCATGCTTATGGGTTTAATGTGCCTATGGGTTTGAAAGCAGGTTTTCGTTTTCCATGCGAAATGGTGAACAGATATTCATCAGGTGAAACAATGTACGCTTGCGTATGGGTTAAAACGAAAGTAATTGATTGGATTCCAAATAATAGTTTACATTACAATATGAGAGTTGAGTTAGTAACAAACCCGGTTACATACTATTATCCGGCAGTGTATGCTGCTCCTATTAAAGTGACTTCAAATGGATTTCCAAGAATCGCAATTGAACAGATGACCTTATTAAGACCAGAAGGTTCATCAGCTGATATTAATGTCACTGGTCTCTCACTGAACCAAGATTTTTATTTTTGTTGTCTAGTCGGTGTACCCGATAATAACCCCATGCTCGACGTCTCAAGAGGAGGTTTACCTTTTATTGAAGTAAGCTTGGGCGGTAAAGCCACTGCAAGCTCAACTGCAACATCATCCGATTTCAAGTTCGAAATAGTAGAGATATCAAGCTTATGGAAAGACAATTCGAGTTGGGGAGAATTTGATTTTACACCTACATTTGATGGCACAGGCGGGAAACAAGCCTTATTTCCCGATGATTTTACAGGTGACACATCTACACCTGCCTATTTCAATCGACAACTTTCATATCAAACATGGTTCGAAACATCACCTCAAATTAGAGCTCTAACAGGTGTATTTAAAGACTACAATTTAGCAAGCAGAGTTTTGACAGGAGAAAATCGTTTATCAAACGATTCAAGTAATCATTGGAGATCGAGAAAAATATTTTGGCCTTTGGCTACATATACATCAATATCTAATTTAAATAAATTTATTGCAGGATGTTCTTTAGATGGAAGCGATACCGCTAACGTCGGTGCTGGTTACGTTCAATGTAAAGTATCATTTTTTAAGAACCCAACAAACTGGCTTCCCATGGTACCCGGCGGAACTGTCCCAGCATTCCCTTAATAGTTTTTAATACCTTTTTTGAATTTAGTAATTAAACGTACGATCTGATCTGCCAAATGCATAGTAGTTTCCATGCAGTCCTCTAAGGCCTCGAGATTATCCAGTTGTAAATTTCTTGTCTTGTCTTCTTTTGCCCAATCAGCTGCAAACGAGCTAAATGCCTCTCCCTCGCTATCTGTCGAGCACTCTTCATTTTCGTTAGGAACACATGTCTTCCTGGAATCGATTTTGGCGGCATGATCAAATTGTCTTATCAATTTTTTTGGTTTAGGTTTTGCAATGGGCGAGTGCCAAGTTTTTCTAAGACCTTGAACCGGAGGATCGGACAAGTCAACAATGGAAGAAATGGGCGATGATTTACGTTGAGACGACATGCTTATTTTTATGATACGAGACGAAGTTTGTTAATATATCGGCACGAAATTTTATTGGCACGAAATTTTATTGGCACGAAGTTCTCCCTCCCCGACGCGAAGCGCCTGCTGTTAAGCGACCTTCCCACGGGACGTGGGTCGCCATTATCAGCGACAGCCCTCCATAACGAACTTCCATTACTTTCCTCCGCGAAGCCCCCCGGGCCGCCATAAAATCACTTCCGATCCAATGAATATCACTAATCACACTAATAATCAATCTCGCGCCAAACGTTGGTGTTTTACTTTAAACAATTACAATGATGAGAGCCAAGCGAGGGTACGAGAATTGGCGACTAATTCGGAATATCTCATTTTTGGTAGAGAAATCGGAGAGTCTGGGACTCCGCATCTTCAAGGGTTTATCTGCTTCCGAGATCAGCTACGTTTCAATAGGGTCCAAGCATTGCTCCCAGGGTGTCACTTATCGGTTGCACGTACTGTTCAAGAGGCAGCAGACTATTGTCGTAAGGATGGAGACTTTGAAGAGTTTGGGACCCTACCTGTTAATGCCAGTGGCAAAAGAAGTGACATTGATGATTTTAAAGAAGCAGTTGCGAATGGTGAAGTGAAAACATTTCGCGACGCTTTGTTAAACCACTCTGCCATTTACGCCAAATATCCCCGGTTTGTTCACTTATATTTGGAGGCGAAGATGACGAAAGAGAAAGTTTTGGTTCGACATGAATTGCGTAATTGGCAATCTGTATTGTTTGCAGATTTAGAAAGG